TTTTTGAAATTTTTCAATATGTTCTTTATCAATCATTCCTAATCCCAAACTATTTTTTGATGCAGATACATATCCATCAGAATACATAATTCCTAACCAATACGCCTTTTGTGGAGTATCAATATTTTCAAAAAAATTAGAATTACGTGGTAATTTTGCTCTATGATTAATAATTTCTATATTTTCTTTTCTTAATACACGTCGAATAGCCTCAGCAGATACACCGAATTGTTTACCTAACTCATTAGAATTTTTAGTTATTAAATACTGATTTACAATATAGCGCTTTTGGGCTTCTGTCCAATTGATTGTTCCGCCTTTTTTACGAACAATAGTAAATACATTTTCCATATTTTTCTCCTATTTATTTTTATTTGAGCTACTAAATCTATCTTTCTCTGTTGAGTGAGAAATTCTCTCTACTTGAAATTTATTTGCTATACCAGTAGGTTTTAATTTTAAATTATTTAATTCATCTATTAGGCGCGAAGTCATTTCATATGGTAAAAGAAAAACACGCCTATCATAAGGAGACATTGTTTGTCCTTTTTTAGTTTGTAATAATTTATCTTTCACAACGCGCTCATGCGCTAATAATGAAACCGAACCATTATTAATTTGTGAATAAAAATTAGAATGAATTAAATCATCGTTAGAAGAACCTGCTTTAATATCATAAATAATTGCATTTAATTCAGCATTAGGTATTTCTGATTCATTTTTCCATTGTGGTGGTAAATGATGATCATTATTAAACGCATAATAAGGAGGAAATTGTTCACCGGTTTTTGCATCTACTGATGGTAATGCCATCGCATCAAGTAGGCCAATTCCGGGTCCATTCCCATCTATTACAATCTCTCTAGGATGATATAATTCAATTAATTTTTTCAAACGTGGTGCCTGCTCGGTGATAAAATTAGCGCCATGAATAACTTCTGTATAAACTACATTTTTCTTAAAGTTATTTTCCTGTGGTAAAACTTTAATCACCATAATGGCAGTATTTGCGTTATATCTACCTATATCCACTCCAATCATATAAAAAGTATCTTTATTAGGTGAATTTTCTTGCGCTTTCCTCTCACATTTTAAAAGAGTGCGACGTTTATTTAAACGATTGGCATTAAGCCATGCTGCTTCATGACCTCCAGTCCAAATTGATAAACTTTCGCGTGAAAATGAATCTTCATTCATGGTAGAAGAATAGCGTTGATCCATCATGGTTGCTTTATCTAATAAACCATATTTTAAAGGTACTTCGTAACTAGTACCCCATACAAAATATTCATTTGGGCGTAATACAGCATTAATAGTAATCTCAATTAATTTACTATACATAAATACTGTTTTAGACGCAGCCGTAGTAATAAATGTTTGAGCCGCACTAGGTTCATCTGGATTTAATGTTCCATCAACTTCGCGTCGTTTAATATTCATTTGTGGCAAAAGCACTTCATTATATGCGACTTCATCTATTGTAGCACTTTCTTCTAGTATAGCCGCGTTAGCACGTAAACCACGACTAGTATCTTTTGCTACAACCGTAATAGAACTACCATTTTTAAAATGTAACTCATAATAACTGTTACTAGATTTTTGTCCTTGCTTGCCATCGTCTGTTCTGGTTTTTAATTCTTTCCGCAACAATGGCCAATGACGAAAAATTTCTTCAAATTTTGCTTCTGCTATTTTAATTACAGTGCCTTTTACGTCGGACGCAATCATTAATGTAGAACCAGGTAAAAGGACGGCACGTAGTAATGCAGCCAAATATGCGGTAAAAGATTTAGAAGTTGCTCGTGTAGCAGTCCAAAATGCATAACGATAACGCATAGAAGCGCGCAGTTGAATACGTTGAAAAGGAAATAATCGGAAATGCTTAGCTTCTTCATCACTAATAATACTGTCTAAAAATAAATCAGGATAAAGAATCCAATAATTTAAATATTTTGTAAAAAGTTCTTCATTATTATCTAAATATGAACGTGTTAAAACAACATCTTTTTGTATTGGTATCCCATCGCGCATAACTACTTCATTATTCTCCATCCTCAATATCTACCTCCCCCTCATATTCTATGTCCGCGGTTTCGTCAAATTCGGCTGTTTCATTTTCAATAGTTTCTAATCGCGCGGTCATATTATATTGGGCACGCTTATCTTCTACTTGTTCTGCAAAATTTCCTTCATTTATAACTAATCGCTTTAAATAGTTTTGGATATTTTGCATCATAAAGTCAATAGAATCTTGCGGTTCAGTATGCCATTTTGGATGCCATCCTTTCTTACCATAGTATACCATAAGTTCACCTACGGATTCAAAATCCGCCGCATTACGAGCGCTAGATGCATTAAAGTTACAGGTTTTTATAATATTTTCTATAGCATCCATATCTTTCTTTACATCTGCGCCTTGACGTATACCTTTTTTCGCGCGTAATGTTAATTCACATAAATCACGAGCCCGCGATTGCAGAATGGGTGTTGATGCGTTTTGAGTAGAAATGATTTGATTATAATAGTTATCTAAGAATAATAAATCTTCATTTGAATATGATGGCGACCATTCCTTACGCATGCGGCGGAGCGCAGCTTCCGAAAGTGCTTCAATTTCTTCATCTATAGTTCCTTCGGCACGAGCCTGCCGCCATCGTTCATTTTCATCAGTCCATTGTAGTGTTTGATAATGTTCGTCTAATAGAGTGTTAAAATAGGCAGTTAAAGTATGATCTTTATGTATGGCATAAAGTTGTGTCCACTTATTTAGGTCAAACGGCAAATCAAGATAACGCATAAGACGGTCTACTTCACCAAGATTGTCTTGCGCCACCATAATTTCTAGGCAAGAAGTACAAATTAAAGAACGATGAGCAGGAAAGAAATTAGATGGAGTATATTGAAAATTAAATTCCGGTTTGTCCTGTCGGCACTTCATGCATCGCCGTGTCTTTGTTTCTGTTGTCATATTTCGATTGTACACCTCTTTGAATTCGTTTTTCTCTTTCACATTCTTTACAATTGGAAGCCCATCCGTCTTTTCGACTTAAATTCAGGCCAAAGAAAAGAGAATCACGTGGAAGTAGGCGGCCGCAAGTATAACAACGCTTACGTTCTTCTGGTGGAGTAGTAAGAAGTAAACGGTGCTTGCGCGCCATAGAAGCTATTTTTTGTGGAATCTCTTGATTTAATATGTTGGTAATGCGAGATTCATGATAAGCAATGCCAAATTTTTCCTGCACTTCATTCTTAATCTCTTGATTCGATGCGCCATCAATGCGGCGAGTTAATATGTATTCGCGCACAGGTGTAAATTCGCACATGGTAAAATAGCGGTCAAAATCATATATTAAGGTACGGCCCCAACTATCCACTTTTTCTTGTAATTCCATATAGAGCGCACTATAATAATTAATCAGGGCGCGAATATGTGCGGGGTTCTCCCAATCAAAGTGATGATGTTTTACCACCCATTGAACTTCTTCTTCTCCAGTCACGGAATTTATGCGGGTTTTGTAATCTGAAATTTCGCGTGAAACATAGGAGGAGTAGGAAGAATTTACCTTTGTTTCCCAGTCTGCTCGTGACATCCAATATGAGGTATCGGCATCCCAATTGTATGTTTGCGCCTTGGGTTGCTGCAAATTTAGAAAATGAAGTTCAGGATTGTAAGCATCGCGCAAGTAGAATTGATGACGCCGTATATCTATTATCATATGTTGTAATTGATACATTCTATAATTATCTTTAATTACGGAGTCCGCGTCAGTAAAGGGTAGTTCGCCGTTATTCGCGGCCAAGGTATGCTCTAGTCGGTCTATGTTTTCCCACAGTTCTACCATGCCGGGTATCCAACTATCGCCAGGGTCGAGCATTTCGCCCGTAGTTTTGTTATATTTGGGACGGTGAATAGTTGGCTTTTTCTTAGTATAAATGTAGCGTTCTGTGGCTGGCCGTAAGGAGTCTTGCTGCGTCAGAGGATTATCTAGGATTTCATCCAGCGACTTATTTATATCATCTGTTTTTTTCCAATTTTTATAACGTTTATTGGATTCAGTTGTTTCACCACGTTGCATGGCATTGCGGCCATCCGCGTCTTTTCCGTAGAGAACGTAGGTGGCCATTATTTCCAAATCACTATTCGATGGTTTGCGGTCTAGGGAGTCTAAAATTACTTTTATGGCTTCCATGCGGTCCGTGTCGCGCTCGATACTATAATCAAGGCTATATGGTTTTTTCATTGTTGCCTCCGGTTAGGATACAACTTCCCTCATTTTATATTTTAACACAAAATGAGGGAAAAGTCAAATGATTTTGACTTGTGGATTTTGACTTGTGGAGGAAAATGGGCAGGTAGGTAGCCTGGACTAACTCCAAAGTCAAGTTTAACCAATTCTTACCGCCCCGGTAGGTGTTAAACAGCACTAACAGCATGTGTGCGCTTTTTTCCTGGAGCATTCCATTTTTTAATCGTTAGCCTGGACTAACTCGATTTTATCGCCGCGCGTGACAGAAAAATCCTGCCGCCCCGCCTATGTTATAAGATTGTTAAATCGTGCCCGCCACTATTGCGTTACCAGTAATTTTGTGGTAGTATATAGCCAAGGGATAAAAGAATCATAATGGAAGGGTGGTTATTTTCATAATGACGAACTTAGAGCGCTCTCTGAACTACGCGGGCAATGGTCGGAAAATTTTCGCAATGGTAGCCAAGGACGGCCGCAATTCTGTATTTTGCATTTTTGACTTTGACGCAATGCGTGCCATGCTTGAAGACGAAAACACGCGCAACATCGAACGCCGCGACGACGGAAACCGTTGGAAGGGTTTGCGGATTGACAATCTGGACCACTATGAAATTGCTAGAATCCGCGTGCCGATTGCATGGAATGGATTCAAGGCGGACAAACGCGGTTTTATGGCCACGTCGCAAGAATTGACCATAATAGACGCGCTAAACAACGGCGCTCGAATCGAGATTATGCGGACGGCGACGGAAGAACAAAAAGCCATCGTGCGGCGCTTAACGTCCATGATATGGACGCATACGGGAAACAATCACCGTCGCGGTATTGCGGACGGCGTGGCAACGGACGCGGACGGAAATGTGTGGATGTTAGAAGTCAAGGGAATTGACGGACGTTTGTTCTACTCTTGATAGACACGATAGGCAGGAACACAACGACAGGCGGCCGCGTCAAGCGGCGCGGCCGCACAATAGGAAGGAAGGAAGACAAGCATGTTGAATATGATCAGCAGAAACCAGCACTATAACAACGGTATGACCGCGTTTACTGATGTTACTCTGTTCGATTGCGTCAATGATGAAACCGGCGTCATTTATGGCTATATGGATGTTTCGATGTGCGTGACGCGTATGGTCTCATTTATTGACGGCCGCGCGTATTACAGTGGACTGGTGACCATCCGCCGCGGCGCGTATGACGCGGAAGGCACGGCACACCAGCGGCCGCGCGAGTTCTACATCACGACGCGCGACAACATCAGCGCGCGCGAATTGTGGCGCAAAGTGTGGTGCGCGTACCGCCGCGCGTCGCATATGGAAATTTTTACGCCGGATGATTTTACTTAAAACCATATACGCCGCGCATAACGCGCGGCGTTTTTTTATGCACATATTCATTCTTTACACAATCTTAATAATTCATAATTATACATTCTTTTCACAAACTTAATATTTATATTTATACAATCTCTGTATAAATATGCTTTATTATATCTATGTTAAATAAACGGTACGGCCAGCCCGCCCAAAAAGTTTTACATCTATACAATATTCCCTTTTAGCAAAATTAACATGGCCCTCGCACTTTCGTATAGTAAAGTGATAAAGTGTTTTCACTTTATCATGATAAAGTTCAGAAGTATATCACTTTACTATGGTAAAGCATGTTGACACGTGTAGATATTGACACGTGTCAATACCGGGGTTAGTTAGGACTAACTACTATTAGTCATGCTGAACGCAAGTTAGTTAGGACTAACTACTATTAGTTCCGTCTAACTATGTCGCACTTTTTTGACTGTCTTTGACCTTTACACGTGTAGATGTTAGTCACAACTAACTGTCTTTGGCGCGGATTGAATGTTAAGATTATGGAAAGAACAAATTAAATTTAGGTTAAGACCTGGTTGAATTCAGGATAAGGCTATGTTAAGTTTGCGTTAAGAGCCTATGAAGCTAGTGTTAAGCTTGTGTTAAGGTCATGTAAACGAGCTGTTAAGCCCAAGTTAAGACTAGGTAAACAAGCTGTTAAGCTTGGGTTAACAGTAGGTAAAGCTTGTGTAAACGAGCTGTTAAGAATAGGTTAAATGTGCGTAAGCAAGCTGTTAAGCGGCGATAAAGAACGTGTAAGCAAGCTGTTAAGACTATGTAAAGAGAGCAAACGTGCTGTTTGCCACATTAACACAAATATAACATAGTCTTTTCGCAAGCTACACACTACGCTTAACACAAACTCCATATTCATTTTCTACAAACTTTACACAAACTACATCAAAACATGCTTTTACCTGGAGTCCTGGCATGGTATAATTAGGTATAACCAAACGAAAGGGGATTTTCACCATGATGACCACGCAAGAGCGCTTCGACACCTACGTCAACGGCCGCCCGGGCGCGCGCAAGATTTTCGCCTGCGTCTATAAAGCTGGCTCTATGACCGTATTCGGGTTCTTTACGCCCGACGGAATGCGAGCTGCACAGGCCGAACCCACCTGCATTCGTGAAAAGGCCGACGGGTTCCGCTGGCTGGCACCCATGATTAACAAGCCCGACAACCATTATGAGTTTATGAAGCTCATTATCCGCAAGCCTTGGAAGGCTTTTGAAGCTAACAAGCAGGGGCTGTTATCCACCTCACAGGAACTGGCCGCGATTGAAGCGCTGAACCTTGGCGGCGAGTGGGTAGTACCCAACGACGCAGAAGCGCAAGCGCTGGCTAACAAGGTTCGGGCGCTGGTGTGGGAACACACTGGTAACAACCACAGGCGCGGAATTTCCGACGGACACGCGGTGGCGCTGGACGGTACTGAATGGGACTTGGAAGTCAAAGGCGTTAATAGCCGGCTGTATCACAGCTAACCAACACAGCGGGCGGGCCGCAAGGCCCGCCCATAGGAACCATAATGAATAAAATAGGGGGAATTAACAATGTTGAATCTGTATGAAGGAATTTACAAAGACTGGGCGCGTGATATTACGGTTGTAGAAATGACCGACGAAACCGGTACCTATTACAGCATAGCAATAGGGCAAGGCAAAAACCGAAAAGATGTTTTCGCGAATAGCATTGAAGAAGTCGAAACGATTATTAAGAATATGTAAAGGCGCGGTCGGCGAAAGCCGACCGTATTTTTTTATATAAAATTTACATAAAATTAATTAACATAAAATTAACATAATCTTTTACCAGGATTAATATGTTAAATACATGTTAAAGAACATAGGCGAGCACCGAATGTTATGCACATGTTAAAGAAAGGCGTCCGGCGCATTTATTTAACAGACAATTTACATATACTGGCCGGATTTAATTAATATAAAATTAACGTTCATCTGGTATACTGGTAATGTGAGGGGAGGTTAAGGAAATGTTAAGTGGAATAGGGAACATTAAGAAATCGTTAAGAAAAGACTATGGTTGTGTTAAGACCACCACCATAACAGCCTTCGCCGCACCCACGCTACCAAGATACTACTGTTAAGATTATGTTAAGACAGGGCAAGCTGCGCGAGCTGCGAGCTGCGAGCTGCGCGAGCTGGCTACACACCATTACTACACAGAACAAAGGAAGGTATTCTACTATGACTATTCAGGAAAAAATCAATCGTTTGGCCGCGCTCATTCCCGCGACTGGTGTTACATACAGCCAAATCAGACTTTTGATTGGTACAGACGATAATTTGCCGACTATGAATGAATTGCGGCAATACCACGCCTTAAAGCGTGTGCGCATAGAACAGCGCGACGAAATCATCACAGAAGAAGAACGTCAAAAATACTTTCAGAACAATGACGACTTTTATCGGTGCTATACATGGGATCACAAGCGCAAAGTTTGGTTTGACCGCGCGAAAATTATGTACTATACAGTAGGTTAATAGGAAGCAAATCAAATTGCGTAAAACGCAATTTGATTTTTTAACATACAGCTTAACCTAACATTAACATTTTATTTCTCTTTCTATTATATAATTTTATTTTTAATATTTCATTTTTGCACCCAAAACCAATTTTATTTTCTTTCCTTTATTTCATCCCGAATTTTATTCTTTTTTAACTATTCCTAATTTTATTTCCATCTTTTATTAACTTACCCGTAATTTTATTTTGTTTCTTATTCCGAAAATTCATTTTATTTTCATTATTTCATTTCCTAATTTTATTTCCAATAAAGAATCCCAATTTTATTTTATTTTCCTTTATTTTTAGCCCAATTTTAACTTCAATTTCATTTCCTTCTAATCGTAATTTTATTTTCAATTATCGTAAATTATATTTTCACGCAAGATTAAATTCCGTTCTTAAAATTAAAGATTTTATTTTCCTTTTATTATAAAACAAATAGTAAAAGAAAAAAATAAAATTAAAAATTTTTATACTGATGTTCTTTCATTTTTATTTTACTAATCTGTCCTAAAACTTTACTTATACTTAATATTCTACCGTATTTCTATGTTAAGATTATGTAAATTTCATTTTAATTCTATGTTAAGAAAAAGTAAATCAAATTTTATTTTATTTTCCTAAATTCCTACTTTACAACAACTTAACATTTCATTTCCTAAAATAAAGAAGTTAAATGAATGTTAAATTAAGGCGGCGGCCCCGAAAGTTAACACAGTTTTAACTTGACTTTTGTATCAGATTAGTGTATACTATAATTACAAAAACGAAAGGGGATTAACTCAATGATGAATAAAGATGAACTGGTTTTCCTTAATCCTGATTTCATTTCCGTCGCGGCCGAACTCATTACCGAATTAAAGAACTTTGAGGTTCCTTTTACGACTAATGTCGCGTGGGATGGGATCCAGTTTCGTTTTCCGTGGCATTACGGCGATGTTGTAATTCATTCCGGTTCCTATTCCTGTAAGTCTGGTATGATGGAATCTTATCAATTCCCGTGGGATAGGGGTGACGTTTCTACTTGGAAACCGGTAGAAATTGCCGCACTTCTTGTTTGCCTCTATCGCGGTGAATCGTGGGAACAAGAAGAGGCCATTATTCAAATGTGCCGCGAATATGACAAACTGATGTCCAGTGCCGAATAATACGAAAAAGAAGAATCCATATAAATGGATTCTTCTTTTTTATTAAGTCAATGTTAAATTATGTGCCCGACGCTGTTTATTTACACATATTTAATAAAAGAAAAGGGCCGCCCACGCGGCCCATTGGTTAGTTTAGATAAACTCAGCCAGTAGGTCTTCGAACTCGGCCAGCCGATTTTCCGGACACCAAACCGTCAATTCCGGCATAGACCAGCCGCGTTCAATCTCGCTATAATCAATCTTTACGTGAAAATGCGCCGATACCGCAATCTCATAAGCCAAATCAATAAATTCCATCTCCACAAAGTAGCTCTTGAAAACGTTCTTCATAATTGAAACCCCCTTGTTTTTGTTTATACCTAATTATAGCACGCAGCACAACGTTTGTCAATAGTTTTTGGTCCAGGAGAACGTTAAATCCACATTAAATAAAAGCATCGGGCGCGAATTTTTACACAACCATAATAAAACGCAATTTCATTTTTTCACATATTATTTTTCTTCACTTTGCCTTAACACTATCTTTTCCCAAATTTCATTTTCGCACGCCGCGATTATTTTACATTATTTTAACTTGACATTTCATCCCAAATCCGTTATAATGTATACAGAAACAAGAAAGAAAGGCGGTTTCCGAAAATGACGAAGTATTACATGGTGGTTTGCCATCGCGGGCACGCAGGTACTGGACACGGCACAGAAATTAAATTCGCCATCGCGGCGAATAACCTTCTGGACGCTTGCAACAAGGCGCGCAAAATGCCAAGCGTCAAGCATACGCGCGGCGCAATTTTCGGAAAAGAAATCACCTATGACGAGTACAGAGAATACAGACAGGTTAGTGCCTATGAGCGCGCGGCAGGTAGATAAAGAGACCAACAGGTCTCTTTTTTTAAGTGTATGTTAAGAAAACGGAACGGCACGCTTTCTTTACATATAAATAACAAATAGCGCTTTCGCGCTATTAATGGAAAAAGTGCGGCAAAATGAATATGAAAACAAAACCAAAGACCGCCGCCACAACTACACCCACAGTATCCCAAAACCGCGCAATCTCGTTATCGTGGTTTGTATAAATTAGTCGATACCAGAACATACGACGACGATACTTCAAAGACCGGCGGGACTGATGACGCGACAGATGAAAAGAAAACATACATTCAACCCCTTTCGTTATATATAGTATAACATGAGTCAAAAGAAAAGTCAAGTAAAGTCTTTGTTAATTAATATCCGCGTGCAAATTTAACTTGACTTTTACCGCAAACCATGATATAATAATAATAGAAAATAGAAGAAGGTGATTAGGTGATTATGAAAGAATACAATGCACCAAACCGCACTATTGCGCAAAAAATTCTTGCTATTATTCAACGACACCATGGTTTTAACATCCGAATAACACCCAATAAATCATCTTTTACTATTGGATGCGTTTTTCCTTCTCGTGCTATGGCAGCACTTGCCAGCGCATACATCGCGCAAGTATGTTAAAACTATATTAAACTATGCGGCCGGCGCATTTAATTAACACACGTTTAACTTGACTTCCTGGGCTTTAGGTGATATACTGATAGTGTCAAGAGGGAAACCGCCCAACAAGGGCCGACCATCGAAAGGGGTATCACCATGCGTATCATCAAGTCTTCCCGTGGTTTCTCTGTTTCCGCCGACCACACCGTGCGTGTGACCTTTGGTCACGAAGCCGAAGGTCAGCCTGCCGCCGCGATTTATGAGGCAGGCGACCGTTATCCGATTTTGTTGGTATCACCTAACCCGCGCAATCTTTGGCGCGCGGCCTATAACGCCGCGAACCATTTGGCGCGCTATACCGAATAAGTGCGGTCAACCGCACTTTTCTTTAATTCTTTGTTAAATAAATAGACCGACGCCTTTATTTAACATACTCTTTACTTGACTTTTAGGACAAATGGCGTTATAATGTATACAGAACAAAACGAAAGGGGATTTTCAATCATGATGCTTTTCAACTACATTCGCACCTCTATCCCGCACATTTACCTCATCGAACGCGTTGACGGATATAAAATCGTCGAGTTCTACGGTGACGATTTCGAATGTTTGGGCGGCGCGAAAACAAAGGCCGAAGCCCTTGCAATTGTCGAGCGGTTCAAATAAGCAAAAGAGGGCGCAAGCCCTCTTTTCTTTTATTATATTTCTGTTAACAAATCAGACCGGCGCGTTTGTTTTACACAATCTTTACTTGACAATTCTTCCCGAAACTGATATACTATATACAGAAACAAGAAAGGACTGATTCCATGAATAAGGTTATTGCTTGGATCGATTGCCTTCTGATTTTCACGCTTATTGCCTTCATCACTATTATGGCCTTCAATCTCTATCCTGCCGCTTTTACCGTGATTGAAGTCAACCGCGCCACCAACTGTATCACGTTAGAAGACCCTAACGGCAATGTGTGGGAATATGAGGGCATAGAAGACTGGATGGTCGGAGATACAGCCGCCGCTATCATGTTCTCCAACCTAACCGAATCCATTTATGACGATACCATTATTCAGTTGCGTTATCAGGGTTAAAAGAGACAAAAAGTCTCTTTTTTAATTTTATGTTAAATAAATGCGCCGCCGCGCAAATTTTACTTTTAATTAACTTGACTTTTCTATCAGTCCATGTTATAATAAGTATGTCGAAAGGGGAGAGGGAAGATGATTCCACCGCCTAACTCGCGCGGCAACATCTGACATCGTGGTCGTAGGACGCCCGCTACATTTTAAGGTAAACCATGGACCGCGCACATGGCGCACGCGCGGCTACGCAAGCCAATAAATACCCGCAGACGTGCGGGTATTTGTTTTATTATATCCATGTTAAATTATCTGTCCGACGATTTTATTTAACATGGATTTAATTGACAAATGCCCTGTTTAATGGTAGAATAAGGTATAATCAGGAAAAGGGGTGAGGTTAAGATGACGTTAAGGAGTGACTAAAAATTGGTTAAGGTTGTGTTAAAATCAAGTAAATTAACCCAGACTAACTTTAGTCTCGGGTACTTAGTCATGCCTAACTTTACGAGCCGTCCGCAAGCTGCAAGCTGGCAACACAATCTTAACTTGACAAGCTGGCCGCGAGCTGCTATAATTAAGCTACAAAGTGAAAGGAGCTACAAACTATGGTGTATGTGGTAAGCTTCAAAAGCAGCAACGAAGCACTGGGCAAAATCATCGACGGAGTATGGAGTGTATATTCTTCCCTCGAACAGGCAGAAGATGGAATCGCGCAATATATGCAACATTACAATGAAACTTTGTTTGAAGCTCTTCATAAAGATAATGGCGCTTATTTGTAGGTGGTCAATGATGGTATATACATTATTGATCAGATTCCTTTGAACGAGCCGTTTTAAAAGGGACTTCGGTCTCTTTTATTTTTAAATCCAGGTTAAATTCTCGCGCCGACGCGCTAATTTTACATTCCTTTAACTTGACATTATGCCGTTTCTATGTTAGAATAAGATATCAAGAGAAGGGAGAATAGAGAATGAAAAAGGCAATTTGGTTCGATATGGACGGCACTATCGCAGATTTGTATGGCGTTGAAAATTGGCTTTACATGCTTGAAAATGAAATTCCCTATCCTTATGAATATGCCAAGCCACTTGTAAATTTGTCGCGCCTTGCTCGCTACTTGAATAAACTTCAAAAGAACGGTTATACCATTGGAATTATTTCATGGTTATCTAAACGTTCTTCGCCGATGTATGACCGCGCCGTAACGGCGGCCAAACGTGAATGGCTTTCACGCCATCTGCCAAGCGTCCATTGGGATGAGATTTATATTGTAGCCTATGGGACTAATAAATATGAAACATGCGGCGATGGAATTTTATTTGATGATGAAGAAAAAAATAGAATTGCATGGTTAAATGATTGCGGTTTTTCTCCCGAAACTATGTTTGATATTTTGAAAGCACTATAAAGAGACGCAAGTCTCTTTTTTATATGTATGTTAAGAAAACACACCGGCCAACAAATTTAACAATGACTTTACTTGACTGCCAATCACTTTTCTGCTATACTATATGTAGAAAAAGAAAGGAGAACATAAAAAATGACAGAACTCCAGCAGGCAAAAACGCTTTTCCAGAAAATGGCCGAACTTAATCCTTCCGTCGCGGTTGACATCCATGTATTCAATAGTAGCACGTATATCACGGTCGTGTTTCCTTCTCGAACGAGCACCATGTTGTATGTTTTCAATAATACAACTGGTGAACTCATCGACGCAATCTAAGAAAGGGGAATACCATTTATGCAGAGTATTAAAGGAACCATCACTATTACGACCACTACCGAATATACCATTGACAATGATGAACTGGATGCGGTGAAAGACGATTGCTGGTATGCAATTGATGAAACTATTGAAAATGCTATCGCATACCATTTTGATATACCAGCCGCGGACGTACCGCCAGAAATTCATGATGAAGTACAGAAGGCCATTATTGAAGCAATGTACAAAGAATATTGTCTAAACCAGTAAGGCGCGTAAAGCGCCTTTCTTTTTAAAGGTATGTTAAGAAATTCCGCCGCCCGCAAAATTTAACATAAATTTTACTTGACTTCTTTTTGAAATTATGTTATACTATTATCAGAAAAAGGAAAGGCGGTTGATATTGTGGGTAAAGAAATGAACATGACTAAGACGCGCGATGCTATCATGAAGCAAGTTATTGATTTTCTGGCAGATAATTGCGGTTATGATGTGCGCATGGTCGCAAGCGGAAAAATCATGGCCCCGATTGTCAATGATGAAGGTGATGAAGGTTATCTCACCATTCAATTCACTATCCCGCGCGGCAAGCGTGAAAATGGTACTTATACGCCATACGATGGTTATAAAGAAGCCGATGCCTACGCCGCCGATGTTGAAGCCAAGCAGGCAGAAAAAGAAGCCAAGCGCAAAGACAAGGAACGCGCGGAACGTGAAAAGGAACGCAAGCGCGTGGCAAAACAGACTATTAAAGAACTCAATAGCAAAGGACTAAATAAAATGATTCATGAAGAGTAAGAAGGGCAAATGCCCTTCTTTTCTTTTATTATAATTATGTTAAATTTTCGCGCCGACTCTCTAATTTAACATAATCATATCTTGACAATTTCATTTTCTTATGCTATAATAAAATAAAAAACGCAATTTTGTTTTAAATTCCCGTAAAGAAATCAAGCCGCCGCATTTCATTTACAATCCTTTAACTTGACATTGTATTTCATTTCTGCTATAATATTCCCGAAAGGAAGATGATAGTGAATGAAGAAACCAGAAAACACTAATTCCAATAGAAATGCAATTCAAAAACAACGCGGCGATTGGGGCAATATTTCTCCCGTTACGAGAATCATTCCTAATAAGAAAAAGAACCAGAAAAAGAAACACAAGGGAAGGAGATATGAAGAATAATGTTTTATAAGTGGGAAGTGCGGCTAAATAATGAACTAATTCTTTATCGCGGTGATTCTATTCATGAAGCGAATCAACAGATTCGACTTTGGCGTGATACCCACCATTGGACGTTCTATGATGCATGGCGCGAAAAACACGCGCTTGTAATGGAATATAGAGATTATAAAGGAACTTCTTTCTTTATCAGAATTATGCACTTTGATTAAAATGCGGCTATCCCGCATTTTATTTTTATACTTATGTTAAATTTATAGACCGTCCGTAATATTTTACAATCCTTTAACTTGACGAATACTGTATCTAATGATATACTATATACAAACATAGAAAGGAAAAATATTATGTTGCAATTCTATCGTATCTATTATAGTATCTATCATAATGACGAGTTAATGAAAAAAGACTATACTGGTAAAATGTTACGAGACGAAAATTGTGTTAAAGATGAAGAATATACTCTTACGTGGGATAACATCGAAAGTTGTTATTATCGTGAAGGTACAAACTATAACTTTGCATTGTATACCTTCAAAAAAGGAAGAGTTATTAGTTTCTTTGATAATTCTGTCATTAAGTGTATTAAAAATAAGAATTGGCGCGATATTGTAGAATGGAAAACACCAGATATTAACATTAAAATTAAAATTCAATATAAACCTTTTACACCTTCTCTTAAAGAAATTATGGAATATTCAGATAGTGACGCCGCAATTCAATATCTAAATGAACACGGTCTAAAAATTTGAAAGTGCTATTGCACTTTCTTTTTTAATCCTATGTTAACTTACGCCGCCGACCTCTTTAATTAACATTCCCATAATAAAAGAAAACGGTTTCCCGTTTTCTAATCGCGCCAGTAAGCATAATCAAAAATTTTGAACTCCCCGAAATTATCTAAACCATAATTTCCGGCATGTAAATCTTCATCCATGCGGTATTTATGAATAAACGCCCGTTCATCATCATCCATTACATCATACCAATCTTCGCAATCACTGTCTTCATCCCATGCGGGCGTTATACGCGGCATAATCTCATACAGTTTTCCGTATATTTCTATAATAGTAGGTTCTGCAAACAAATAGGCAAACCCACTTTTTTTCGCAATCTCCCACATCGTTTTTTCACGAGTACAAGTACCAATATAATAATTATTTTCGCGGTCGCTATCCCACTTCACCACATAGTCAGACGTTACCAGACAATCACGCACAGACCCGCAATAATATTTTACCGCACGATGACGCTTTACATTGTACTCTTCAACCGCATCATAAATAGAAGAATGACGCGTCAAAAACGGAATAATAGAGTACAAAAAATGAATTGCACGCTCCCGATAATCACTTTTCATTCTCAATACCGCCTTTCTTGTTCTGAATATAGTATAAACTATTTCATCCCATAAGTCAAGTTAAATATATGTAAATCATCACGGCCGAGCGCGAAACTTTACATGATTTTTACACAGTATTACGCACGTGCGTATGGACTTTTCATACTATCCATGATATACTATACAGGAAGTGAAGGAAAACACTTGATAAACCAGAAAGGAAAAAAAGAATATGGCTAAGAAGAAGTATTTTATCGTGTTTGATTGTGAAACCGCCACTTTGCCCATTGCTACTGAAATTGCCCGCAATGCGGAAGAAAAGAAACGTATCGCCATTGCTAAACCGCTTATTTATGATATGGGATGGACGATTACTGACCGGCAGGGCAATATTTACGACCGCAAGCAATTCCTAATTGCCGAAACTTTCAGCGTGCCCGCCGTATTCAATACTGCTTATTATGCGGAAAAGCGTCCTCTTTATATTGATATGCTTGCGCGTGATGAAATTACCATTCGACCTTGGCACGATGCCATTGCAGAATTTATTAGTGATTTGGAAATGGTGGATGCCGTCGGCGCGTTCAATTCCATGTTTGATTTTAAGAAGGCTATTCCTTTTACCGAACTTTATATCAATAAACTGTATAGCAAAGATTACTACACTTGGGAGAACATTCAAAGACAGAGCGCCCAGCGCATTGCGAACGGTGTAAAACCGTTGAAGAACGACCCCGACTTTGAGAATGATGTATTCCGGTTCCGTGGTAAAAGTTATCCGTTGTTTGACCTTTGGGGACTTGCGACCGCCCATCTTTTGAATAATGCCACCTACAAAAAGAAGTGTATTGAAAATTCCATGTTGACAGCAAGTGGCACGTTTTTTAAGACCAGCGCGGAAAGTACTTACCGCTATTTGACGGAAAAATATGATTTTGACGAAGCGCATACCGCACTTGATGACGCGACTATCGAAACTTTCATTTTGTCGAAAATCGCAAAACGTCACGCGATTAACCCGGGTATCACGTTCTTCCCGTTTCGCGATCTTGGTTATACCGATGAATTTGTAATGCGGCGAAAAGTTCCTAATATGAACGAATGTAATGTAGTATATAACGCAATTCGTTCTTACATGGAGCAAAAAGAAAATGAAGGAAAAGACGATAGTTCATATTATACCGGACTTGCGAAGCGCGTTACACGCCTTGCACAGTATATGTTCAGTGCAGAATAAGAAAAGGGCCTTCGGGCTCTTTTCCTTTGTTATCGTTATGTTAAAAAATGGCGCCGACCCCTTTATTTAACCACAGATTAACATAGAAAACTATTGACTTTCTACTGAAATTCTGCTATAATATAATTGTTCCGAGGGGGACGGCAAGCATAACTACCGTAGCGCCTATACCGTTCCCCGAAGAACTTCATAAACTCTTAACTTGACAAACAACAAAATCTCTGCTATAATAAAGACGTTGAAAGGAACCAGCCTGTTCCCAATAAGCGAGAAGCCGCAGGCATTCTGGTTAAGGCGAACGAAAAGGGATAAACCTTAACAAATTCTTAACTTGACATTCTACCGCGATTGCGGTATAATGAATACATCAAAGGGAAGGAAAACCCATCAAACCAGAAAGGAACATTACACTATGAAGAAGAACACTCTGATGACCCTGCACGCTTTTCTGAACGGCCAGACCGACATTGACCTCTCCACTGTGCGTGAGGATGTTAACGCAGAGGTTGCCCGCCTTGACGAAAAGGCCAACAGCAATCGTGAGCTTTACGCGGCCGCGTATATGGCGATTGATGCTTTTCTGACTGATGTTCCCATGACCGCCAAGGCCATTGCGGAAGAGTGTCCCGACCTGCCCGCCGGCTTCAGCGCCAACAAGATCACCTACGCCATGCGCAACTATTGGAGCGATAAGTTCAAACGCCACGAGAACGGCAAGGCGGCATTCACCTACTCGAAGTAAAACAAAAAGGCACCCCAACGGGTGCCTTTTCTTTTATTATAGTTGTGTTAAATTTTTAGACCGATCAAATTTTTTAACTTCAAATTTACTTGACTTTACTCAATTTCTATGATATAATATATATAGAAAAAAGAAAGGGGATACCGATTATGGCTATCAATACTTACTATATTTACACCACTCGCGTCTCCTGTCGTTTCTTTACTGGTGATGATGAAATCTTACATTATGAAGACTGTGGCACATTGGATAAGATTCACGACCGCGTATGCGAAATACTCATCAAGCATAATTTCACGGACGCAGATGTGTGCTCCGCCGAAACTGGCGAAGTTCTGATGGTAGTTAAGCGGACTTAATGTTCACTTACTAAACAATAACACTATAAAAGAAGGTTTCCCTTCTTTTTAAGTTTGTGTAAATTAAATGGGCCGACGTTGAATATTTACTTTATTTTAACTTGACTCTATTCAATTTTTCTGATATAATATTATTAGAAAATGAAAGGAGAAAATAAACAATGACTGATTTGGAAATGTTCACTCACATGTTTTCTAAAGACAAAGACTTCAACTGGCGCGAACCCGATGAGGAAGAATGGCCTGATTGCACACGAATTGAAGTACGCGGAATGATAATGTT